GGCGAATCCGCGGGGATCGACAATTCGGAGTTTCCGTGTTTGATTAATGGAGATGACATACTATTTAGATCTGGCCCGCACTTCAGTGCGCGTTGGATGGACGTAGTAGGTTCACTCTCCTTAGAGGTGGAAAAGACAAAGACTTCCGTTTCACCGGAGTACGGTTCGCTTAATTCCACGCTTTGTAAGCGCTACGGCTCTTTCTATCGCGTGGTTGCGACTGTCCGTATGGGAATGTTGCGTGAGTCTGAATCTCTTGATACTCTCTCGAAAGGTTTTGATGATTTTATTGCTGGATTAAAGGGGTCACTCCGCTTTCGAGCGGCGATGGCCTGGTTCAGCTGGAACATAGGAAAAATTCGGCCGTTGGGAATTACGACTTATGACTTGGGCTTCCGTGGGCCCTTGGCTTATCGTGCTACCAAGAAATTCGGTCTCAGCACGACGTTAACTCACACACCAGTACCCTCCTTGTCTATCTCCAACGGTCTTTCGCTCACTGCCTCCGGGTGTGAGTTCGTTGACCCCGCCGAGTTAAGTGACGAAGATAAGGTCGTCAACCTTCGTGAATTAGCCTCTTGGAAGTGGAGAACGGAGTTTTGCGTCACCAGTGCAAAGCAGGCTGCTATGCGTTTCCATCTAGCTGTTTCTGCCACCAGACACGATTGCCCTTCTTTCAAACCTCTCTTATGGGGGTCTGATTTGGGCGATCTGACTCGGAAGTGGCACAGTGCTAAAATGTTTAACAAGCCTGTTGAAAAAAGAAATAGAGGGTTTCCTGTCCTAGCAGGTTATGTAGGTAAGTTACCCTCTTACGATGACGTGATGGCGGGAGAGACAGACGTCGGCTCAGTTGAGCTGCTTACAAAAGAGAAAAAGAAATGAACCTAACGCCGTAGGACGCAGGACAGTGTTTAGCGGTCCCGCCCATGAAATAAGTATACATAATGAACAAGTGCGCCTCCGAAAGAGGTTAGCGCGGCGTTTACCCGGTTGGAACCCGGACATTGTGTGTGCAAGGTGTGCAATGAATTACGGGGTGACCCGTCCTTGGATGAAGTCCAGCGTCAGTCGATTCGTTCGACGGCTCGACGTAGTCTTGTATCATCGTGGGGTTGGATGACAGCGGTCCACTGGCAAACCTCGTTGTCTCGGCCGGTCGTTTGAAATAGGATGAGGGGGTGGGTAGGAAACTCCCATTATGCCTCAAACCATTTCTCAGCTTTAGGCACTCTTTTAAAGAAGGACGTAGGCGTGTTGTAGGACACC